GTAATGAGTATTCTTAGTTTACCTGGTGATAAGAAATATCGCATCAATGACCAAGGTGCTACTGAGATTACAGTTGATAGTGGTCTTGCAGTTTATCAATATCTATTGCCAGCTAAGACAAAATGATTAAGGGACTGACAGGCACATGCGGAGTTACAGTAAGTGGGGGTAATACATCCCTACCCTATATCAGTCCCAATGCCAATAACCCTATCCAGGGAATGATACGTGTTCACAACACAGACTTAGAAGTGTTTAATGGCACAGGTTGGCAGTCGCTACCCAGCAGTTACTCTACAGTGACTTTGGATCAAGATATAATAGAGGTAATAAAGTGGGCAAAAACTAAACGTAGTGAAGAATTAGAACTTGAAAATCTTGCACAAACTAATCCTACTATTAAAGACCTAGTTGAACAAGTTAAAATTAAACAGGATCAAATCAAAATGGTTCAGACATTATTGAAAAGCCCCGGCAATGAGCCAGTAGAAATGATGGGAAGTTAATGGAACAAGCGAACTTATCTAATCAACATAACCCTGAATGGGCATTGTTCTTACCCGCCGTCAGTAGTTTTTATATTAGTGGCTTAGGTAAACAACGTGAGGGTGAACCTTACTTTGATTTAGCACGAATCCCTGCAGCCTTTAACGGTGATGTTGAAAAACTAAATTTCTTAAACAGTAAAGAAGGTCTCTACTATTACAAGTGGGGCCTATACTCTGCCGGTCATGCTAACTTAGATACAACTAAAGATGACCATAATGAAAGTATCATTCGCAAACGTGAAAAAGGTACATTCATGTTAGGTGACAGTGGTGGATTTCAGATTTTAAAAGGTCAATGGCCAGCTGATTGGAAAGATCCTAATTGCCCCAAAGCAATGATTAAACGTAAAGCAGTATTGAAGTGGATGGACACATATATGGATTATGGTATGTGTTTAGATATTCCTAGTCAATCTGAAACTACTTTCCATCTTAAAGATAAGAACGGTAATAGTGTACATGGCATTAGAAATGTTGACGATGCCATTGTTGCTACTCATATCAATAACGAATATTTTATTAACAATCGTTCTGGTGAATGTAAGTTTCTAAATGTATTACAAGGTCGCACTCATACCGATAGTGATAAATGGTATGATGAAATGAAAAAGTATTGCGATCCAAACATATACCCAGATAATCATTTCAATGGTTGGGCATTCGGTGGACAAACTAAAGTTGATATTCACCTAACATTGCGTAGAATGGTTGATATCATTTATGATGGATTACTAGTAGAAGGTAAGCATGACCTAATTCACTGTTTAGGTGTGTCAATACTTGAGTATGCAGTATTGTTTACTGATATTCAGAAAGCTATTCGTAAGTACCACAATCCAAAACTACAAATTACATTTGACTGTGCAAGCCCATTCTTCAGTGCGGCGAAAGGTCTAGCATACTTTAATAACAGCATTGACCATGGTAAAAAATGGTCATACAGTATGGAAAAGACTGCTGAGAACAAAGACTATGCCACTGATAATCGCAAGTTCAGTGATGCTGTATTGGCTGACGGCATCCATAAACTCTTTACAGATAGTCCAGTAACTGATAAACTACTACTGAAGGACTTGTGCTATCGCGGACATGGCTTCATTGGTCAACATAACAAAGAAACTAAAACAAGTTGGGATACTTTGAGTTATACATTGTTACAAAGTCATAATGTTTATCAGCATATCTATGCTGTACAAGAGGCTAATCGTAGATATGAGACTGGTGTAGTTCCTGGTATGATTATTCAAAAGAACACAGGCATTACATTTCAAAAAGTTGTTAATGAAGTATTCTCGCAAACAACTAGACAAGCTAGCCACGACGTTATTGACCAATATAGTAAACTATGGGAACAAATGCAATCAGGTAGTCAGGGCATGAGTGGTAAAAAAACAGTAAATTCATTAACTAAATTTAACGAACTATTTTCATTAGCATAAGATTACTATGAATAAAAACGGTTTGATTTCATCAATCAATAATGACACTATTGAAGAATACACAACAGGAGATATACCTCAAATGGATGACCAACGACAAATGGCATTGGCTGAAAAACGTCAACGCATCAAGCAAGAAGCAAAACGATATATATGGGTTACGTTTCAACGTGAGGGCATTCATTGCTATCCTCAAGCCGGACATGACCCTAAACTAGCAACTGGTGATGAATATGATGTAAGTTTCTTAGGAAGCCCGCATCGTCATATTTTTCACTTTTGTATCGGCATTCAAGTCTTTCATAATGACAGGGATATCGAATTTATTCAATTCAAGCGTTGGCTTGAGAAACTGTATCAAGGCGTACTTGAATTGAATCATAAAAGCTGTGAAATGATTAGTGATGACCTTTACGAAGTTATTGCTGAACGTTATCCAGACAGGGAGGTTCGTATTGATGTATCAGAAGATGCAGAGAACGGATGCTCAATTCACTATAATACAACTAAACCACATCTTACAATCGCTATTTAAAGGAAATATAATGGCAAAACATAATTATCAACCTAATCCTAAAGTTCATCAACTCTTTGAAGACCTAGAAAAATACAAAGAGTTTTGTGTAGACTTTGGATATAAGTATGATGAGACAACATTATACGACATGCGTTCATACGTATATCGTCAACATCAAAAACAACTTTCAGGTAAATGGCCTAAAGACAGTTGGGCTGAGGATGCACGTAGAATATGACCATGCGTAAACTTTATTACATGGGCCTTGAGCCATATAAAGCACGTTATACATTACAATTAACGGAGTGGAACGAGCGTGTATTTAAACGCCGTGATATTAATTATGTTATTGTACCGGGTGAAACATTAAGTAATGACCAAGCAATTGTTACTGGTCAAGTATTAGATGCACATGGTCGTACATACTTTGGTATGTCACAACTAATGAATTTGATTAAGATGATGAAAGCAGGGGAACTAAGCAATGAAGATGTTATCTACTTTGAGGACATGTTTCAACCCGGTATCGAGAGCCTTCCTTATATACTTAATCAAATCGACAGTGTTAATCGTCCTCGCATTTATGTTCGCTGTCTTGCTCAATCCATTGATCCTGATGATTTCGTTCATGTATGGGGCATGTCTAAGTTTATGGGTCACTATGAAAAAATGGTTGACTCATTTGTAGATGGTGTTCTTGCATCAAGCGAAGAAATGGTAATGCATATGAAAATTGCAGGCTGGGAAGCCCCGATTTATAATATATCAGGTCTTGCATTTGGTAAAGATGAAGTACGTGAACGTGTTACCGAAATTAAACCATTTAATGAACGTACACCTCGTATTGTATTTACCGCACGTTGGGATCAAGAAAAGCAACCTGATTTCTTCATGGATGTTATTGAAGAATTCAATAATAGATACGGTAATAGAAGTGCAGAGTTTGCAGTATTAAGTGGCGCACCACTACGTAGTAACAATAGTAGTTACATGGAACGCACACGCAAGATGCGTAGTGAAGGTAGTCTTAAAATCTATGAAGACCTAGATAAAAACGCCTACTACAATATACTAAATGATAGTCGTATTCTATTCAATTGTGCATTACAAGATTGGGTATCAAATACAATCAGTGAAGCAGATGCACTAGGATGTAATGTTTGCTATCCTGCTTATAGAAGTTTCCCAGAAACACTAAGCAATGATGCAAGCAGAATGTATTTACCCTGGAGTGTTGAAGATGCGGCTATTAAATTATACAATATGTTACATCAACCGCACACTAAACAAGGAAATATTAGTGACTGGACTGATAAAACAGTTGATAGAATTTGTGATATCATTGAGGAGCCATTAGGTAAGGGTTTAAAATGGTTGCGTATGGATACAGATTATCGCAAACACACTAGAGAAAGCAAATACTAACATGGCAACACGCAAAAAGAAAGTAGAAGAACCTACTGTAGTTAAAGGCAATCATCTAACCGTAACAACTTACCCTGACGGTAAGACAACATTGGAATGGGATGATGGTGCTTTACTTAAGGAAGTTCAAGAGGCAATAGCCTCAGTAGAAAGTAAACCCAAAAAAGGAAATAAAAAATGACAGTACATAACAACATTAGAGATAAATTTGAAGATTATCTAAAAGAGAATGAAAAATTTGAAAGCGGTAATGCGGCAGCAGGTACACGTGCCCGCAAAGCACTAGCAGAAATGACTAAAGAAATCAAAGCACGCCGTAATGAAATTACTGCTGAGAAGGCTGCACGTAAAGAAGCTAAGAGTTAATGAACAAAATAAATCTTTTCTCTACCCCACTGTGGAGTACAATGTTAGACGATTATCAAATTTTAAATGATAACCTTCTATCAGCGTCTCGGCAATATAAACAGGGACAGGATTATTTTGACATTAACAATGATGCAGTACAGTCATTAAAAAAACAAGTACTTCCTATAATTAGTGATATTGCTAAAGACTGTGGTCTATCAGAAAGTTTTACTGTAACAGGTAGACAAAATCCCATGATGCCCGGAAATAATAATAGTCCGCATCATCACCTTGATTGTATGCTTGCATTAGTATATTACATACTGGTTCCTGCTCAGTCAGGAGATATATTATTACATGATCCTAGAGGTTCTATCTTATGGCAAGACCCACAAGCAAGAACTGATGTTACATGGAAATCACATAGACACTCTATTATCTTACCTTATCATAAAATTACTCCGGTACCCGGAATGTTACTAATATTTCCGGGATATGTGATACACTCGGTTGAACACAACTTAAGCAATGACTTAAGATTATCTATTGCTATATCTACGAGGTTTGAATGAAAACAGTTATTATTACAGGTGCATTGGGTTTTATAGGTAGTCATACTTGTAAAGCCTTTAAAAAGGCCGGCTATTATGTCATAGGTATAGATAGAAATGTATTTGTACCCGGGGCAACAACATATATTGATGAGTTAATCAAAGACGATTTTGAAGTAATGGCAAGTTTCTGTGCTACAAACAAACAAGCAGAAGCTATCATTCATTTAGGTGCAACAAGTTTAGTTGGTCCTAGTATGAGTAATCCCGGATTATACTATGATAACAATGTTGCAAAAACTAATTCAATGCTACAACAATTAGCTGACGCTAAGTGGAAAGGTGGTATTGTTTTTAGTAGTAGTGCGGCAATTTATGGCAGTGACGAATATAATAAACCCTGGAAAGAAAAAGATAGAAAAGAGCCAATCAGCCCTTACGGTCGTAGTAAATTAATGGGCGAACAAATTATAAAGGATCATTGCGATGCACATGGATTTAAAGCTATTGCGCTAAGATACTTTAATGCATGTGGTTGTGATCCTGATAATGAATTAGGAAATACCAAAGACGATACTCATCTAGTACCCAGAGTAGTATCTAGTTTAATTACCAAACAACGATTAGTTATTAACGGTGATGATTTTGAAACTGAGGACGGTACATGTGTGCGTGATTATTTGCACGTAACCGATATTGCAAATGCACATGTTAAATCAGTAGAAATGTTATCTACACAAGAAAAGCCATATAGGCCCTTCAATTTGGGTACTGGTAAGGGATACAGTAATTTAGAAATTATTAAAGAAGTTGAGAAAATATCTGGAGTAAAGGTACCTTACAATTTTGGTCCTAGACGAGAGGGTGATCCGGCCTTGCTAATTGCTAACCCAAATAAGTTTATGAAAAATTCAGATTGGGTACCTCAATACAGTGATTTAACTACAATAGTTAAAACTACTATTGACTGGATGAAAAAAATAGATTATACTATCGAATGATAAATAAAGATGTAACACAAAGGTTACAAAATGTCAAAACAAAGCACTCACAACGGAGGGTTATCAAATGAGTTACAACAAGACAAAAACAGATCCTGAATTAGGATTAAAAGTACATGAACACTTAGTTAAAATGGGTGTTGAAACGCCAACGTTTCAAACAGCATTAGACCGCAAAGATAAAATTGCTGAGATTGAAAAGAGTTTCAGCCATATTATGCAGGTTCTAGGTTTAGACTTAGCTGATGATAGTTTAATAGAAACACCAAAACGTGTTGCTAAAATGTATGTAAATGAAATTTTCTGGGGCTTAGATTATGAAGCATTTCCAAAGTGTACGACTGTCGATAACAAGATGCATTACAATGAAATGGTCGTTGAACGCAACGTTAACGTCCAAAGTAATTGCGAACATCACTTTGTTGTTATTGATGGGCTGGCTACAGTGGCTTATGTTCCGAAACAAAGAGTCCTCGGATTATCAAAAATTAATCGTATTGTTGAATATTTCAGCAAACGCCCTCAAATCCAAGAGCGACTTACAGAACAAATCTTCCACACTCTCCAATTTATACTGGAGACTGAAGATGTTGCGGTAATGATTGACGCACAACACTATTGTGTTAAGTCCCGCGGTGTAGAAGATACCGGTAGTTCTACTGTAACAAGTAGATTGGGCGGTGGATTTAAGTCTGATCCAGCGGCACGTGCAGAGTTCTATCAAATCGCTAGACAGAAATGAAATGGTATAAACATAGCAACGGTAAGATGCATTTCTTTCCTGAAGTAATTCCTAAAGGTTGGGAAGTTATGTTGAATCCAAATACATTTGATGTTATATGGCGTAGAATTAAGGGCAAAGAATGACACCAAAATTTGATGACTTGATATATCAATCAGGGCTAATAGCAGATGGTTGTTGGGATGAGTTGGGTACATATGAACAGGAAGCCATTGAACGATTAATGGAATTGATTGTGAAAGAATGTGCCAAACTTGCAAGTGAAGAAACAAGTTTCCCACATGATTCATATAGTGATAAGATTAAAGTGCATTTTGGAGTTGAATAATGAATGCACTAGAGGCTAAAAAATTCATTCGCCGGGTCATGGGTCCGCCGAGAAGAACACTAGAAGGAAATGAGCGTGAGCATATGCTTACTGTGTTTGCTTTATTAGGTCCTATTTCTAGCACTAACAACCAACATACTTGGACTGACGTTTATGAACATGCTGGAAAAACTTATCATCATACCATTGGTGCTAGCATAGATGAATTAGAAGAAATACTAACAGATGATTTTCAATAAGATTAAAGAACTAAAAGAACGTGGATTGATTATTGGTATAACCTTTAGTCAATTTGACTTACTACATGCCGGTCATATTGCAATGCTTAGTGAAGCAAAGAACCATTGTGATTATTTGATTGCTGGATTACAAAACAATGCACAATGGGATAGACCAGAAAAGAATGAACCAATACAAAGTATTGTAGAAAGACAAATTAGTTTAAGTGCGGTACGCACAGTAGACGAGATTGTTATCTATAATACAGAAAAGGATTTATCTGACATTCTATTAACACTACCCATTGATGTGCGTATTCTGGGTGTTGAATATGCAGACAAAAATTTCAGTGGTAAAGAAATCTGTGAAAGAAGAAATATTAAGATTATCTATAACGGGCGTGACCATAGTTTTAGTAGCAGTAGTTTGCGAAAAAGAATTTTGGAAGCAGAAGTAAAAAAAGGTAAATAAAGATGACCGGCCTTATGGGCTCATCCCGGTATACAAATTCTGCGTCCTATGATATAATTAACATAGGAGAAAAATAATGTCATTAATAGAAGATACAGTAAGAAAACACAAGTTGCAAAATCAACCGAGTATTTCATATAAATTCACAAGTACCAAAGAATATCACGATGCATTTCCATGTGCATATCGTCAGTGGCGTGCAGACAGTCATTGTAATATGATTCATGGATATAGTTTCAGTATGCGATTCTATTTCGGAACAGATGATTTAGATGTTCGTAACTGGGCGGCTGACTATGGTGGATTAAAAGAACTGAAGAAGATATTAGAAGATCAATTTGACCACACATTGTTAGTAGCACAAGATGACCCGGAACTTGAAACATTCAAAATGCTACAAGAAAAGAAATTGGCTAAACTAACCATTTTACCAAGAATCGGTTGTGAGAGTTTAGCCGATATGCTTTACAAATATGTCAATGGAGTGTATATTCCAGATATGTGGGGTAACGGTGAAGCAGAACGTCTATGGTGCTATCGTGTTGAAGTACGTGAAACACAAGCTAACATGGCATTCCGTGAAGGTCATCGTGAATGGAATGAGGACTTGTTTGTATGAAATGGCCTACTTCAAGACTTTATTGCGTAAACTGTTTTGGTCGCTTTTCACGTATACGAATACTAGGCCTATGGTATTCAAAACATAGGTGTTGATATGTGGGCACGTGAACAAAGTTATGTTTATCTCAAGCAGTACATTCAGTGCCGCAACAATACTCCCTGGCCTATGGCAGTGCCACAAGCGCATGACCGTGCTAGATGGACCTTACAACATCTAGGCGGTCTAGGTAGCAGTTGGGACATACGCCGTAGTGATTGTACATATTATTATCCACAGATAAAAAATGAAAAGAATGTGGAGACTTTGGGCTAAGAGTTTAGGAGAGAAAGCAGGTAGTACGGATAGTGAAGCTGACCGTATTGCTTGTATTCGTACCTGCATTGTGTTAACATATATCATAACTAACTGCTTTATTATAGCAGGTGTGATAAGACATTGGTAAATATAAAATGAGCAAACTTAAAATATCAGAACTGTTCTACAGTATACAAGGTGAAGGTCGTTACATGGGTGTGCCAAGCGTGTTCTTACGCACGTTTGGTTGTAACTTTAAATGTGATGGCTTTGGAATGCCTAAAGGAGAAAAAAGTGTTGAACGAAATATTATTGCAGAAAATGCAGAGAGTTTTAAATCTTATAAATCACTACCACTTGTATCTACTGGATGTGATAGCTATGCGAGTTGGGATCCACGCTTCAAACATCTCAGTCCTGTTCTCGACACCAATACTATTGTTGATACTATTACCAATTTACTTCCTCATGGTCGTTGGAAAGATGAGCATTTGGTTATTACGGGCGGTGAGCCGCTATTAGGCTGGCAACGTGCTTACATAGACTTGTTGTCACATGACAATATGCGTGGATTGCAAGAAATAACATTTGAAACTAATGGTACACAGTTATTAGAATCTGAACTAGTTAGCTTTCTGCACGAATGGAAGAAACATCGTTTCTTACATTGTCTGACTTTCAGTGTAAGTCCTAAACTAAGTATCAGTGGTGAAAATTGGGAAGATGCTATTTGTCCTGATGTTGTTGTGCAATATTATAATACTGGATTTACTTATTTGAAGTTTGTAGTAGCAACTAAAGAAGATGCAGAAGAAGCGGAGCAAGCAGTAAATGAATATCGTAAAAAGGGTTTTAAAGGTCCTGTGTATCTTATGCCTTGCGGGGGTGTTGAACGGGTGTACTCTCTTAATAATAGAAATGTGGCGGAACTCGCAATGCAAAAAGGATGGCGATATAGTGACAGACTCCAAGTCCCACTGTTCAAAAACGAATGGGGGACTTAATGAAACAGGTAGATATACAAAATCTATACTTTCTTGATGGATTTTTATCCCATGTCATAGGCACAAAATTAAAATTTATTATCTGGCCCAAAAGATGTGCGATAACTGGTAAAACACTTTGGTTAGAATATGCATACAAACAAACTGCAATGTGGACTGGTCCTGGTAATTCTGAATTTGAATATCGTTACTACGATAAAAATGAATTTTTAATTGCCAAAATTAGAGGCACAGTATGAGAACATATGATAGACGAATTGGCTGCACTAGAAAAAGATAGGAATGGGGACTTAAGTGGAATTTAATAATATAGCAATAACAGGACATACTAGTGGTATTGGTAAAGGACTGTACGACTATTTTACATCTGAGGGATGCGGGGTTAAAGGGTTTAGTTTAACAAATGGGTTTGACATTGCAAAAAAAGAAAATATTGATAGAATAATTGAACTAACAGCCGAATGCGATTTGTTTATCAATAACGCACATTGTGGCTATCAACAAGTTGAAATAGCAAAGTTGTGGCATCACCGACATTGGTATTCTAATCATTTTATAATTAATATTAGTTCAATAGCAGGAGAACCGCTTGCTGACCTACCAAACACAATGCCGTGGTTAGCCCCATACGGAGAAGAAAAGTACTCCTTAAACAAAATTAGCTGGAATATAAATCACAGCGGTAGCGATTGTAAAAGTATTGCACTAATGCCGGGTTTAGTTGCTACTAATTTTTATAATAGATACGCTACAGGACATAATGACGCAGAAGAACAGTACAATATGATTATGAAAACAAACAGTATTATAACTGTAAATGATTTAGTTAAGACTATTGATTTAGTTTTACAATCTATAAACGGCCGAAACTTCATTTCAAGTTTTACGGTGTTAAATGGATATTAACGTGATGACATGATAAACATGAACATATTATTTGGAAACTAAAACAATGAGAACATATGATAGACGAATTGGCTTTTTAGTCAGTTATCAAACTCTAATACCTCATGGTGGCATTGGTCAATTTGCAAAAAGTTTTTGTGAGTTGATGGATAGTCATAATATTAAAGTCGATATCATTACTGATAAAGAACCCAAAGACAACGAATTTGTTAAGTCACTAAAGGCTAATATAATCTATCCATCCGATTCATTATCCTACACTACACATAGCAACATCTTTATGTATGGAGATACGTTTTGTTATGAACGTATGGCTAATTTTCGGAGTAGTATAATTCGTGCTTTAAGTAGTAATTTATACGACACTTTTATATGTAACACATATGAAACTGTACAAGTTGCCAGCACGATGGGACTTGAAGATGTTATTCAAATAATTGCATACACTCATTTAGAAAGTCAAATCTTTAAGGATACAAAGAATCCATTTTTACACAATACCAATGTGTTGATGCGACAACAACTTAGTACTCCCAATATCTTTGTTGGCACACAAAGCAAACATAATCAACTTAGCCTAGATGAATCATCTTATCACTTGCCTATTCCTATTACAGAAAAAGGTTTACTAGAAGAACATCACAATCCACGTGAAGGTATATTGTTTGTTGGTCGATGGGAAGAAGGTAAGAACCCAGAACTATACTTAGACTTAATTGAACAAACACAACTACCTGCTAAGATAATGACTAGTGCAAATGGTGCTAAGAAGTTTGAAGAACGATTAAAGAAGATTGGTGTACCCTATGAAATTCGGGCGAGTATCATTGGTAAAGAAAAAGTTGACTTTATGACAAGTGCAAGAGTTGCATTTAATCCTAGTCTAGTAGAGAGTTATGGTATGGCGTTCTATGAACAGATTACCCAATTACCCACATTTTGTTTAGAAAAACAACGCTGGACTAAAAACTTTCAAGATAGATTTTTCTTTGTAACTAACAAAAAAGAAATGGCGGAAGATGTTAAGGATGCATATCATGCTTACCCAACTGCCAAATCTTGGTATGACAAAGGTGCATTACAAGATACACAAAACTCAGAAGCAGGTGTGCTTCATAAATGGATGGAATGTTTTAGAGATTTTGAGCCAAAACAATCCAACAGTAATACAGCTAAAGTATTACAAAATACAACTATTGAATATAAAGAGTACATAAAAGAATTGAACCGTAGTGTTATCTGCATTGACGATATCCGTTCGGTCTTGACAAATAAACATAAGTATGTTACTATATACACAGATGAAAATACCTATCTATCTAAAGACCCGAACTTTGAACCTTCGGAAACTAATAACGAACTCTTTATATTCGAATGACAACTAAACGAATTGGCTTTGCTTGCAAGTGGGCAGAAATTAACAAAAAAGGTGAAATCGTCAGTAGTGAGGGACTCAATACTGGCGGTACCACTATGGCATGGGCTAAACGCAATAGTCAGACTATTGTAGAAGAAAAGATTATTAATGTTGCCAAACAAAATATTACTAATACTCATAACCTAATCAAAAAAGTATCTGATCTTCCTGAATCATTGCGTATGTTGCGGTTAACTAGTGACATGTTAAGTTTTTACACACACAAAGATTATCACTACTTTTGGAAATCACAGAATACACAGGATTTACTTGCTAAGTGGTTTGCTCCATTAGGCGAAACTGCACGTGCTAATAATGTTCGTCTTAGTTTTCATCCTGACCAATTTGTAGTTTTAGCAAGTGACCGTGATGAGGTGGTAAATAATAGTATTACAGAATTTGAATATCATGCTGATATGATTCGTTGGATGGGTTATGGCAAGAAATTTCAAGACTTCAAATGTAATGTACACATTTCTGGTAGAAAAGGTCCTCAGGGTATCAGAGATGTTTACGGTAGATTATCACCTGAGGCACGAAACACACTTACATTAGAAAACGAGGAATATACACATGGACTCATGGACTGCCTTTCACTATCTGATATTGTCCCAACTGTGCTTGACATTCATCACAATTGGATTAGAGAGGGCGAATATATTAGCCCCGATTCGGACAGGATTAAAAGCGTTATTGATAGTTGGCGGGGTGTCCGTCCTACTTTACATTATTCCGTCAGTAGGGAAGATGTACTTGGAGCACATGACCGACTTGTCGCACCCGATCATGGTGCGTTGATCGAATCTGGACATAGTAAACAGAAATTACGTGCCCATAGTGATTATTACTGGAATGATGCTGTTAATGATTGGGCATTGACATTCCTTGATAATTTTGACATAATGTGTGAGAGCAAGGCTAAGAATCTTGCTAGTCACAAACTATACGAAAGAGCGAAAGAAAATGGGATTATTTGATAGATTTAAAAAGAAGCCGGTAGAAACAGTCGTAGAGCCTGTTAAGGAAAAGAAACCACGCAAGCCTAAAGAAAAGAAACCTACGGTAGATGTAAATGCTAAAGACAAAGCAACAAAGGCAGGTGAACCGTATGTTAATATTTTAAGTTTAGATATTGATCCTAATGATATCACTAGTGGTGCATTTGAACTAGACTGGAATGAAATTTTTGTAGCACGGTTGGTTAAGTCTGGTTACATGATGAGTAAGGATGACAAAGATAGTGATATCGTTGACCGATGGTTCCACCAAGTATGTCGCAATGTTGTTTTGGAAATGTATGAACAACAACAAGCTGATCCTACTAACAGGGACTTGAGAGAAGTTAAAACACGTGATTTGGGTAATGGACGTACAGAAGTAAGTTAATTAACTTATTAATGTTAAAAATAAACAAAAGTATTACATATTTCGGTTGACTATATATACATAGTCGTGTATCATAGAGACTTCTTTAACAACTCTTTGGAACAATAATGAAGCGTCAAAAAACAGAAGTTGCGTTAGCGATTGACGAAATTTCAATTCCCGATATTGAGCCATTGCAACAAGAATATCTAGTAGATAATATTGTTGATGCAATTGCTAAAGTAATGAAGGCGACTACTAAACAGGCCATTGTAGTTCAAGCCCCGACAGGTAGTGGTAAAAGTTTTACTATCACAAACTATACTGCTATTTTTATTGCACAAAACTTTAAGAAGATTAAGAATATCTTCTTTGCGGCACCTTCACAGGAATGTGTTGATGAGCCACTAGAAAGCATGATGAAGTTTGATGGTACCTACATTGGTAACAAACTAATTAAAGTATACGATAGCAAACAATTGAAGTACTCACTGGAAAACGATATTGATTTACCAGGTGATATTCGCTATTTCTTTATGACTACTCAGTACATGTATGGTCTGTATGAGAATTTTGACCCCGCAAATCCTAATGAGTTCGAATTGACGTTGCCGGACCTAATCTTTAATGATGAGGCACATCGAGGTCTAGGTGTACCTGATGCCTCTACTACTAAAGAAGACCAAGGCACTCTTAATAAAAACTTTGAGGCTAGGTGGTTTGATATGCAAACTGCTATGATGGATAGTGGCACTGTAATCATTCACTTGACTGCAACACCTACTCAATCTCAGCAAATGAAAACTTTGGTTGGTGCAGACAGATATATGAAATTGGATACAATGCCAAAATTCAGAGAATCAAATGCATTCACTAAATTTGAATATCACGGAAATCGTGAAGATTTGTATGAAACATTGGAAGCCGCTTACAAGACATTTGCTTGGCAAGTAAACGAGATTCGTAACCAACAACTTTTGATTCCGGAAGCAACATGGGATATTGTTTCAGACAAGATTCCTAAGATGATGCCCGGTATAATTATCAGTCTAGGTCGTAACAATGCAGTTAACGGCATTCCTATTGATGCAGTGATGAAAGATGTTAAAGCGTTTGTCAAACGAATAAATGCGGTGTTGTTTGTATCTACTTCTAAAGAAAAACACTTTGATGGTCAATCAATCAAACGCATGAGTGAAGGCATTAAGTTAGCAAACAGCCCGGCGTATGTTAATCGACCACTAGTAATGGTTGTAGTTGATTCCGGTAAAATGGGTATAAATATCCCTAGATTAATTACAGCAGTAGTTTGTAAAGTACCTGCACAGAAAAAGATTCATAATAGTTACACGCAGTTTGTTGCCCGTACTTGTCGTTTGCCTTTCTTCCGAGACCATGAATTAGGTATTGACTTCATCCGTAAGATGAAAGTGTCCGATGAGGTCAAGTCTCTTATATGTTCGTATTACTCTTTGCTATCCACTTCATTTGCTATTCTTCCTCAAGATACTGAATTAATGAAATTGGTAGAAGAATTCTATACAGAAGATACATTTGATATGATTGATGGTATTGATTATATCCTTAAAGGTGTGTTCGGAACCAAAGACCCGAAAAAGTTAGTTTCAGGCTTGCGCCTTGCTTTCGACAATGGGCAACTCAACTCATTGTTTCGAAAAGACCATTGTGAAGCCTGTAAAGGTATTTGCTTTGAACAAGCAATTAAGGGTTACATTACTCAATACGGCGATGACACGGCTACTCTAGGTGATTTTATTGAAGATTGGAAGACTACACTACAAGTTGACCATATTGACGGTAATCGTTACAACAATGACCCTTCTAATCATGCTACAGTTTGCCCGAACGTACACATGCTAAAGACACAGCGACAAAAAGATTTTCTGAATGCATACACTTTTGGTAAACCAAAGACTTGACAAAATCTAAATATACGTATATAATACACACATGAAATACGCACTCATAGACACTGCAAATACCTTCTTCCGTGCTAGGCACGTTGCTAGTCGTAGTTCCACGCTAGAAGAAAAAATTGGAATGGCACTGCACTTGACACTTGCTAGCGTTAATCAAGCAGTAAAACGATATGGAATTGACCATGTTGTATTTTGCTTGGAGGGGCGAAGCTGGCGTAAGGACGTATACGGTCCTTACAAAAAGAATCGCATCGTTGATGCTATGTCAGTTACTGAGGAAGAAAAAGCCGAGTCAGAGATGTTTTGGCAAACGTATGAAAAATTCACTACGTTTATTAGAGAAAAGACCAACGTTAGTGTACTCAGACACCCGCAAGCAGAGGCTGATGATTTAATTGGCCGTTTTATTCACTTACATCCAAATGATACGCATTATATTATTAGCACTGATTCCGATTATGTTCAGCTTATTACTGATAAAGTGTTCCAGTACAATGGAGTCTCAAATGAACTCATCACACTCAACGGATATCTCAAAGACACTGGCAAACCAATAATAGATAAAAAAACTAAACAGCCAAAACTCTTAGAGGATCCACAATATTTACTATTTAAGAAAATCATTCGTGGTGACGCCGGCGACAATGTATTCACTGCATATCCCCGTGCTCCGGAAAAGGGTTCTGCAAATCGTGTGGGTATTCGTGAGGCATACGAGGATCGTGATAAGCAAGGCTTTAAATGGAATAACTTCATGTTGCAACGTTGGGTAGACCACAATGGAGAAGAACAAGTGGTGCGTGATTGTTATCAACGTAATAAAATGTTGATTGATTTGACTGCACAACCCGAAGAGATTAAACAATTAGTTGACGAATCAATTCGGACAGGTGTTCGCACTAGTACTACACCTCAAGTGGGCATACATTTTATGAAATTTTGTGGCCGATATGAACTCACTAAGATTAGTGAACAATCTGATACGTATGCTAAATGGCTTAACAACCCCTATACAGGATTACTCAATGGATAAGAAAATTAGAATAAATATAGCCGGTATTGAGGGACTCAACGAAGAAATGTTGGGTATGTTAATTGATAGTTTAGTAGAAATGTATGAAGAAAAATATGGAATAGATATTTCACTTGACGAACCAGAAAAACCCGTGTATGATGCAGAGAATATAGACTTTGTAAAAGATTACTTGAAGAAATTTAGATTACAATGAAAGAAAATACAATTTTTTATAAGAAAGTAGGTCGTAGATATGTACCGGTTGCCGAGTACGACCAAACACTTATGGATGCGTTTCCTAAAGGGGCTCACCTTGTTATATGCTATCCAGGTGGACAAAGTACCCGCTTTAATGTTAACCCTGCATATGCACCGATGATTGCAGCCGGCCGTGTAGCAGAAGATAGTATTAGTGAGGCTTTGCGTAAAGCAAGTGATTTGCGTCCTACTAATAAAGAAACAAAATTAACAGAAGAACAATTGCGTTGCTGGAAAGCATTGAACAAAGCCTTCGGAAGCGAAAGACATGCACTACAATGGCCTAGTGCTAGAGAAGCGTGTGAGGAAGCAGTTAAGGCAATGCAAATAGAAGCAGATAAACTATTAACTGTACCAGCAGTTAGAAAAGCCTACGAACACTTCTTGTTTGTAGCAGAATTAACAAAGGAACATAAAAATGAATCTAGTCGCTAAACCTATTATTAAAGGTGAATATTGGGTAGTCACTGACGGTGACAAAAAAGTAGGTAATGTAGTTCAAGAGGGTAGTGAATATAAAGTAAAGTTGAATAACACTATTGAAAAGTATACCAGTACCAAAGCAATTGAAAAGTCAAAAAAAATAGAGTTTGAGAGTTTTGCAAAGGCTAAACCCAAGGACACTGCTCCGCCCTTTGCAATCTTCCCAACTAATAAAAATCGTATATATAACAGTGTACTAGACGTTAAGCGGAAACTACACTTATACACTACGAGTCCTAAAAGCAAGTGTTTTTTTGTTGCAGGGTGGTTTTCTATCAAACAGGGCATTGAATTTACTACTATTTTTTGTCCTAAATATATCTTTATTCAACGATATGAGTACATTGGACCGTTTCAATCTGAATCTGAGGCAAATAGTAGCATAAATAGTGTATGAGTTATATAAAAAAATTTGTTGATAAGATTGGTGTAATGGAGGGTCGTCAGGCCAGAGAAGTTATATTACCCATTTCTGATGCAAAAGGTTTGCGTGACGAGGTTCTAAAAATTTTACTGGATCAGCGTGAGCAAAAAAATACACAGCCTGAAGTTATAGAGGTTGTGATGAATGGTAATAAATGGTAAATTATGAGCAGGACCCAGCCCAAAGTCGTACTAGAGATAGTAGATAAGACAACATATAAGTGTGACCAAATAGTAGAAGCCGCTGGTATATGGGCAGTGTTTTATGACGGACAACCAATCAACCTAAAAGCACAACATGCTTATGATAGTGAAAGTGTACCTAAATATAAGAAAACCAGTTTCAGTAATCCCGGTCACGCAAGAAACCTGTGTCGTAAATTAAACGCACAATTTAAATCAGATAAATTTAGTGTTGTGTTTATGAACAACGGCACCAAAGTTTATCCCGATGACTAAGCCAAATATTAAGTATTTGATAACTGAGGCTGTACTAAAACAGTCATCCGATAATTCATGGACTATTGATGAGTCCATGAGTAAATGGTGGATGACTATGCGTAATGAGAGTGGGATGAGGTTAACTGAAATGGGAGATTTAGCTTTTCGCCATGCACAGATAGAATTTTACAATTACGATTTTGACATAAAAATAGATAGTGGATGGCATAATTTTATTTTAGATTTGAATAAAAAAATCAAATGTCCCTACTATATAGGGGTAAATAAAACTAAAGAAGATAAACAACCGTTCATACGATTCTATGATAGCAAGATAGCTATGATGGTTGGTTTGTACGGTGACCTAAATAGTTATTTAAAATCAATAAAGGTAAGACAATGACAGAAGAAAAGAAAAGCAAAAACCCATTTATCAATATGGCTAATGAAGCCAAAAAGAATAACAATGAACTTCACCCTGGTTTGGGTAAGGCACCAAAGAAGCAAGGTCCGAAACCCAATACAAAAGGTTTTGGGGGAAGCAGTGTAGTAAGACGCACCGGACGTGGCGGTTGATGTCAACGGAAACTAACGCTAAGGCGTTATATATATGTGAGTATTATTTTATAAAGGAACTCAAAATGAAACAACTTATCGCAATTATTGCAACAACATTTGCATTGACAGCATTTGCCGCAGATACTGCTACAGCGCCGGCAGCACCTGCTAAAGAAGCACCAAAAAGTGAAATGAAACTAGCCAAGAAGAAAGCTGACAAAGACGCAGAAGCAAAGGCTAAGAAAGACGCCACCAAAAGTTCTCCCAAGGACGCAAAGAAAACTGATAAACCTGCAACTAAATAATATTGATGATGAGGGAGACGATCCAGCTGGTCCTGATGAACTAAATGCACATCGATCTTACGGGCGCCCCAAAATAGTACAAGATGATGATAGTAACGAATTATCAGAATATGTACGAATCAGATTATTAATTGCTAGAATGAAGGCTATGAAAAAGTTTAGAGAAACACATAGTCAGGCATAAATAGTAAAGCAGTTATGAGTTCTGTATAAAAACTCAAATCATACACACACATAGGAGAAAATTATGATTCAATCTTTCACACACGATGCCGTTGACGCGGTACAAAAGGGTAAACTACAATTTGTTTCAGCTTTCGTTAAACACGAAGGTCTAGCAGAAACAATGACCAAGTTTGTTGAAGCCCAAACAGAATACACCAAATCAGTATTAGATACAAACATTGACACAATGTTGAATTTCGGTACACTTATTACAAAGAAAGACTTTGTTAAGGACCTTGTTTCAGCGTATGGCTTCAATAAATTTGTACCTACTATGCCTATTACACCTGTTAAGTCTGCAAGTAAAAAGGCTAAGTAAGATGTTAACAACTCTACTTATTGTAGCATTAGCATATGCCGGTTACAAAATTGCTGTTAACTCAAAAAATACTACGTATGGTTCTAGTTTAGAACAATACATTACTGAACGTAATCCACAACATTCAGGTGACGTAGAACGACTCACTGTTGAATACAACATGAAAATATCTAGAGGTGTACTATGAAAAAATTTATTCTAAGCATTTTAGAAGCCATCCAAGCTATTAAAAAACATAGAAACGATTCTAGTTTAAAGGGTAGATAAACCCAAACGAGATTGACTTTCAATCTTACCAGTTATATAATTTACACACAAACACAGGAGACAATATGTCAGATTACACACCAAAAATGCCTGAAGTAAAATTCAGCAAAAACGGATACGAGATTCGTAGCGATGTTCTTGCAATGGCTAAAGATTTTGTAGAAAAAGAATACAGCATGAAATTTGCTGGTTGGGAATTAACTACAACAAAGGATCCTGCTACAGGTGAACTTGTTAGCAAAGTTGAAATGCCAGTTTTTCCCGGTCTAGAACAAATCCTAGACGCCGCAGAAAAAATGTACGGTTTTGTTAATCAAAGTACTACTACTAAAAAGTAATACTTTTAGTTCTCAAAAAGGCTCCGCTAGTCGGGGCTTTTTTTTGCCCAAAACTTGACAATAAATGGATACTCTGCTATACTACGTGTATTGATTCATTAAAGGAGCTATCAATGACCCAAGTTTATGATGCACTGAGCGAAAGACAAAAACGTGACATTCGCATGTATGGCGTGACCGAAGCCGAGATGCGTGAGGCTGTAGAACAAAGTATTACTTTTCGTCATAGCGGTCCTGCTATGATGGCAGCTAGCCTGATGAGTGATTGTCAGGAAATGATTGCTTACGACAATGGCGGATCGTATGATTTCATGGTTATTGAAGATGTTCGCCAAGCACTGAATCGTGCTAAGTGGATTCTGTTTGAATACTGTGACAAAAGGTAATACTTAATGTTACATACCCAAAACTTGACAATAAATCGGTTTGGGTATATAATACTTGTATTGATTGATTAAAGGAGCTAGTTATGAAGGTAAAACTTTTTGTTACAGGTAGTCAGAATTACATGTATTTCAAAAACAAACTTCCTACTAGGCGTTGGGATTACTGTGAGACACCCCGTACAGTAACCATTATCCCTGATCCGGTCAACGTCTATCAAGACGGTGAGTATGGTTTTGTGACAGTTTTTGGTCGTAAGATTTTTGTCAAATGTGACGGAAATCATTGGGAAATCGTTGGTGCTCAGAAATCCAAAACTTGACAATAAATGGATTTGGGTATATAATAGACTCTTAGACAGTAAAGAAAAGGAAACGAAATGTCAAACAAATTAAAATCTTGGGAAGAAATGTCTGCACTAGAGCAGGCTCAATGTACATATTGGGATATGTACAAGGATGCTTATGGCGTTCGCCCACGTGGCGTTGACACTTCAGGCTGGACTTTAGAACACTTTGAAGCAGAGTTTGCTTCATTGGCTACTGCTATTGAGCAGGCTGAGGTCCAGCGCAAAACTGCTGAGGCACAAGCTATTGCTAAGTTTGAGGATACTGTCGCTAACCTCATGCACACCGGTACCAATCGTGAACGAGTCATTGCTTGGTTGATGGACGCAGAAGGTGCTAACGGTGATTTTGAGTACTTTTGTTTTACTCAGGGTTTGCCTTATAGCTACTTCAGAAAAGTAGCCTAATATGAGAAAAGTTAGTACTTTAGTATTAGTTGTAATGTTAGCAAGTTGTGCCCAAGTACAGACTGATCCAATGAGTGAAAAAGCATTACAAATAATGAAGTCTATGCGAAATCCAGTTTGCCGGCAAGTAGGATCATATCTTTATTGTAATGAACAATAAAAGGTTGACAATAAATCGTTTTGGGTATATAATACTTGTATTGATTGATTAAAGGAGCTGAAATGTCTGCACTAGTTGAATACACATTGGAACTGTACAAATCTGACAAACGTGTTAAGGGCGGTAAGCGTCTTGTAACTAAACAAGAATTTGCCCCTGTCACTAGAGCCTACATCAAGGCTGTGATTGAGTCAAAAACTAAGTTGGGTTTCATTGTTGAGGCACATGAGACTTTTGTCACAAAACGTAACATGATGACTGGTAAGACTTACCAAGAGCGTTACGATACCCCGTATTTCTGTTCACCCTCTAGCGAATCTTTTTGGAGCATGTAATGCCTAAATATCAGAAACCTGTTCTTAATTTTAATGCCGATGATGTTTGGGCCGCGGCTTGTCAGGCCCAACGAGTCAATGGTGCGTATATTAAACTGAGTGTATCGTCCGAATCTGATCCTAGTATGGATCAAAAATCTAATCGCCAACTGGTAGAGTTATTGCTGGCAGACACTACACAAATTACTGACGAGGATCGTGAGCAGGCTAAAACGGTTCGCAAGTACTATCAAGCATTTACTTTTAAAATTCTCAAAGGAATTAAATTGAGTGAGTTTGATAACACTGCAATGCTTATTGCCAATCGTGATATCATTAATGATAATTATGATGTTGCCGTTATCGCTAGTCTGCCCAGTTGTTATGAGCGTGGAGCCAAACGAGAGAATGCCGAACAACGTGTTAAATTTGCTAGTGGCGGATATATTGGACGTATCGGAGATAAGGCTGAGTTTACAGTTGAAATTGTAAAGACCAATTATAGTCATAAATGGAATACCAATTATGTTACCGGTATTACCGATGATGACCAAGCAGTATTTTTTGCTTACAATCATATCAACAATGTTGAAGTTGGAAAAACATATAACTTTTTCGGCACCGTCAAAGCACACCGTGACAACAGTACCCAATTGAATCGGGTTAAAATTGTTGCGTAATATATTGACATTTAATACGCAATATAGTATACTATATTCATCTTTCACACACAGGAGTTTTTATGCGTAATTTTTTTGTTGGAACTGTATTCGGTATAGTTGTTGCTACCGTGGGCTTTAGCGGAATTGCTAAACTTTTGGATAATAGCGTTAACAAAACCAAAGCAATTGTGCAAGAACAAGTTAAGGATTGATAATGGCATGGATCGCCGTTCTACTGTTATTGTTCTTTGGTCAATTTCTTTTTGCATTCTTATTGGCCGCCCTAATACTTATGTTTGAGTGAATTATATGAATCAACGAATTAAAGAACTAGAACAACAATGCTGGAGCCATCGTGTAGACGGTGTACTAGTAGACGGTCATCTGCACTTTGATACAAAAAAGTTTGCTGATTTGATTGTATGGGAATGTATGAAAATCTGTGAGGATGTTATGCAAAAAGATAACTCTGCGCTTGCCTGTTGGAGTGGAATCAAAGGAACATTTCGGAGTTGAATAATGATATTTGATTTTTTTAAAAAGCGTGACCAATCTAATGTAGTTAAGTTCCCTGAGAAGGTACCTTATATTGAACCTCCTAAAAAAGAACAAGAGCAATACAGCATTGGTATAACTGATGATAATCGTATAACTTTAAGAATAGGTTACACTACACTTACTATGAACGAGGAGGGTGTTCTTAATTTAATTGAGGCACTTGAATTATTTGCAAAACAGACAAGAAAAAGGGATACTGAATGAGTGCAAGTTGGATTAATAAATTAAACGAGAGCGATAGCCGCCTTCATAAAGAAGATGTAATTTTGCAGGCGCTTGAGGCAAGTGTCCTAGGCAATCGTATTAGTCAGATTTTTTTGGGCCTTACTAACGCCTGTTATAATCCCTATGTTACATTTGGTATTCGTCAAGTACCCGATACTGTAGGTATTTTTGACGCAGAAAATCCCTGGGATGAATTCAATACATTGATGTATCAACTTAGCCAACGTAAGTTGACAGGTCATGCGGCACGTGATGCTGTACAAAACATGGCTGAACGATTTGATACTATTGAATGGAACACATTCCTAGCACCTGTATTGCGTAGAGACTTACGTGCGGGTATCAGTGATAAGACAATTAATAAGATTTGTAAAGGTACTGAATATGAAGTACCAATCTTTGGTTGTCAATTAGCAACCAATAGTGAAGGTCGTCCAGAGATGCAAGGTATCAAACGTCTTGAGCCTAAACTTGACGGTGTCCGTGTATTGTTGACCGCTATCCCAGATGAAGATGGCAATATTGTCACTATTTGTTTCAGTCGCAATGGTAAACAGTTTGACAACTTTGGTCATATTGAAAATCAAGTGCGTGAGAACTTTATAAAACTTACACATAAAGCCGCAAGTAGTAACTTGAGCATGGGCTTTGTAATGGACGGTGAAGTGATTGGTAACACATTCCAAGAACTTATGCGACAAGCACGCCGCAAGACTGATGTACAAGCAGAGGATAGTGTGTTCAATGTATTTGACATTATACCAGTAGCAGCCTTCCGTGAAGGTCATTGGAATGCACAACTACACAAACGCATTACTATCTTAGAAGATATGCGTAGTATTATTGATGACATGCCAAATGTTGAGTTGTTACCACATATCATGGTTGATTTGGATACAGCGGCGGGTAAGGATCAATTAGAACGATATGCTAAGGATCAAGTGAATGCTGGATTTGAAGGCATTATGATTAAGAATGTTGATGCGCCATATGTCTGTAAACGTAGTACAGACTGGATGAAATGGAAACCCACAATCACAGTAGATTTAACTGTTGTTGGTCTTGAAGAAGGTACAGGTAGAAATGCTGGTCGTCTTGGTGCTCTTGTTTGTGAGGGAGAAGATGATGGTAAATTCATTCAAGTGAATGTGGGTAGTGGATATAGTGACGAGGATCGTGACAGTTATTGGGCAGACAGCAATTTGATTATTGGGCGTACAGCCGAAATCTTGTGCGATGTAGTTACCCAAAATCGTGATGGTACTTATAGTTTGCGTTTCCCCCGATTTGTCCGTTTTCGTGACGATAAATGATTTTTTCGTGTATAATGTGTCTTTAACTAGGAAATAGTATGTTTACAATTTTAATGGGTTTGATTCTTGGTATTGTTATCGCAGGTGGTATTATATTTTTGTTTGATAAAGTGTTTGTAGGTATTGTTTCGGGTGTAGCATTTTTCTTGTTCACAATCGTTGCGGCCGCATTCACTGTGATTAGTGCAGGTCACACTGGTGTACAAGTTACATTCGGTGAGGTTAATATGACTCCGCTAAGTGAGGGTGTTCATTTTGTTAATCCTTTGTCCAGTATTAAAGACGTAGATGTACGGTTGCAGAAGTCACAACTAAGTGGTGCAAGTGCGGGTACAAAAGACCTGCAACAAGTACACACCGACATTGTTGTGCAGTATCGTCTGAATGCCGCAAAGGTTCCGCACATTTACAAAGAGTTTGGTCTTAATGTAGATGACAAAGTTCTTGGACCAGGTATCAATGAGGCATTCAAATCAGTTACAGGTCATTATACTAGTGAGGAATTGATTACTAAACGTGATGAAGTTAGTAACTCTATCACTGAACACTTGCGTACTAAAATGGCTCCGTTCAATATTGATGTAAGTGGTGTAAGTCTAGTTAACTTTGGATTCAGTGCTGATTATCAAAAGGCTATTGAGAGCAAAGTTATTGCTACACAAAACAAACTCAAGGCTGAACAAGACTTGGAACGTATTAAAGTTGAAGCCGCAAGTCGTGTTGCACAAGCTAAAGGTGAAGCCGAAGCAATTAGTATTCAAGCAACTGCTATTCAGTCAAACGGTGGTGCAAATTATGTACAACTGCAATGGATTGAAAAGTGGGATGGTAAGTTACCAACTACAGTGTTAGGTGGCGATACTAAAACAATGATGAACATTGGGAAGTAATGAGCGGCTTGGGCATCATACAGTATGCCTAAACACAGTTAAACGAGTTGCCGAGCACCTGGCTAAAGATTTAAAAGAACATTTCGGAGTTGAAGAATGAACGAGGATATCATCCGCACATTTGCAAACCAAGCATCTGAATATGCAGAAGGCCTTGAATTGAATCAAGGAGAACTTACTCCTGAGTTGCTTAAAGCACGGGATTTAAAGTTCGCCGAGTTGATTGTACAAGAATGTGCCGCTCTTGCTAAATCTAAGTCTGAACGTATCCAATCAATGGAAACAGATGACCGTGGTGACCAGGCACAGATACAATCTCTAGCCTGGCAGTTTGAAGAATTCGGATATAAGATAAAAAAACATTTCGGAGTTGAAGAATGAACGAACAAATTAAAGAACTTATGGAGCAGGCTGGGCTATACGATTTCGTTATTGAGTCGATGGGCATTAATGAAGAAATGGAAAAGTTTGCCGAATTGATTGTGTGGGAATGTTATGAACATTGTAAAGGGCAGATTCTTGACAAAGAGGTTGCCGATACAAATGAACTGACTTATAATGATGCTGTTGGTGATTGTGCGAATGGTCTATTACAACATTTTGGAGTTGAAGAATGATTAAAATCTTATTGGCTTTTTAATATGTGGGCGTTGATTATTGCACTTACAATGGATGTAGCACCTTTTGAGATAAAGTTTACTCAATTGGCTGAGGTCAAAACATATCAAGAATGCAGAGACCTTTCTAAAATTCTAAAAGACCGTGGACTGAATGCTCACTTATTCTGTGTGCAACAACAATAATGGCTAGCTTAACTGATTACTTTGCAAAAAAAGCATATCAACCTAAATACTTTATCGGTGATAGAGTATTTGGTAAGTTTAACAAAATACCTTTCATGGGTACAGTGGGTAATGATAGAATGATTAGTGAAATCACTGGTCCGGAAATTACCATACACTTAGATTTACCAATTAAGATTGACAAAGAGTATAAACACTTTATAATTGTAAAACACAACGATGTTAAGCCGCTTAAAGAAATAAAATGAATAAGTCTAATTTTAAAATTTTACTTAATAAAAAATTAGATGAATTCGTCGGCAGAACAGATGATATAGAAATTATAAAACGTGATATGCACACTATGATTTCTCAATTGGCAAAACAATATCCACAGTACATATATTATATGGAACAAATCATTAAAGAAGGAATGAAAAATGGTGACGGTAGTAAAAAGTGAGTGGCATCAAGTTGAAAAACGATATGGCATTGAAATTGATGCCGATACCCTTAGTGAGATTTATCCTGACTTGGATGAAGATGAAATTGCTGAAAAACTTAG